CATCTACATGGGGCATTAACCTACAGAAATGAAATATGATACAAGTATTAGAATGAAGGTTCGCGGCGGGTATGGAATAGTGGGGCTAGTCCTTGTGTTAGTTATGGCGGTCTCAGTTCTTCCCTGGGTGCGCCGCACGTTTGCCCCCAGATTTCCCGAAGGGTTTCAGGCAATGGCGAGTGCGGTAGGAATGGATACGCTGCGCTCGGATTGCAAGGGTGTGCTTTGCAAGGAGGGGGAGTTCTGTCAGCAAAATGTGTGCCGGCCCTGGTATCCCACCGAATCAATTCAGTATTTTCCGGAGAAATAAGGCGGGGGACCTTCAAAGAATAAATGTAAGCGCGCCGCAGTGCGTTGCGTTTACATTTAGTATTGGATTCGTTCTTAGGACTGTTCTTGCCCGGAAAGATCCTTTTGAGCCGAAGCCATCTTCCGTGCCATTGCAAGGTCTGCATGACCCTCTGCACCGAACATCCCAGCATAACTGCTCTCATCTGCGGGAGCATCTCCTGATTCAATGCTTGTGATAGCAGTCTTGGGCCGCGCCCCGACACGGCGCTCCCTTTGAAACAACTCGCGACTCTCCTCGTTCTCCTTGTACTTCTTCATGAGTGTATTCAGTTGATCCTCGGCGTACTCCTGCTCCCCGACCTCGGAGGGCTCGGGATCCCAGGGAAGCCACTTTCCGACCTCCCCGACAAAGATATTGTGAAGGGTGTCCAGGCGCTGGAGTTTCTTTGAACGAGCAACTGCCTCTGACTGCGAGGCGTAGACGCCCCGCACCTTTAGCCCGCGAACAGTTGTCCGGAACTCGTTCTTTGCATAAAAGTCATCCTCCAACTTCGACTTCGCTGCATATAAAAAGTCATCATAACGCTCCTTGAGTTGCGTTTCCTTCAAGTCCTTCTCATTCTTCTTCACGAACTCGTGAAAGGAATCCATGGTGGTATCAACCCGGATTTTGGCCTTACGGCACAGATCGGCGGCTCCACTGAGATCCTTCATTTCAAGAGCATCTGCCTCTGCGTCCAACTTTGCGTTAATCCCCGTCATTGTGTCGATTAAATACTTTTCCAAATTATTCACCCGGGTGCGGAACTCATAGCCCTTGAGAAACTGTTCGAACATGAAAAGGGTCTTATCCTTCAAGACCTTCTCCGGGCTGAGGAAACTTAGAAGGCAATACTTCTGCCCGGTAATCTCCGCATCCTCATCAAGGAAATCCTCGCGCTCGGTTGCCATTCTGGTATAGGATACCAGAACTACTTTAGATAGTTAAACGCGGGGGGGGGCAAAAAAAATAGTGTATGAATATAGAACCTATGAATCCTACATCGGAAGTCCTGAATCGGGTTATAAAGTATCTCGTCGAGGGTCTCTTTGTTGCAATGGCAGCGCTGTTTATTCCTCGTCATCGGCTCCCCATGGACGAGATTATTACGCTCGGCGTGGTTGCCGCTGCCATCTTTGCTATTTTAGATGTGGTGTCCCCGAGCATTGGTGCTACGGCACGCCAGGGTGCAGGCTTCGGTATTGGTGCAAATCTTGTCGGCTTTCCAGGTGCGCGCCTCTAAGGCGCGGCACCTAGCCGACGAGATTTGTACCAATACGGTCATTCTTGCTATGTTTAATAGCAAGAATCGGTATTGGTGCTAACTTAGTAGGGTTCCCTGGTGCAAGGCTCTAAGGCGCTTTGATGCCTGATGCCTGATGCCTGATGCCTGATGCCTGATGCCTTATATTTTAATGTATACTTTCCGCCACAATCACAGGTATGTGATTCTATCGGAAGAACCCCCCCGCAATACTAATACTGTGATACACTTTACTTTTCAGACACTACGGATAAATTGCCAAGCCAAATCTCCACATATCTTCTCCCAGATCTTATCCTGGATATAGAGTTTATCGCGATTCTTGAGCAGCGGAAAGGACGGTAGATACTCATCCAGATCCAGCAGTTCACAGAACTTGTACAAGACATACGAATACGACAAGAAGTTGCTGCGATCTTTGGGACAGTTTTTCTGGAAAGACGGCTGTATTTCCTTGAACATATACCGCAACTTCTCCTCAACTTCGCGACTCATAACTGGGGCGGAGCACCCGTTTAACCTATTAATAATATGTGGCACATGCTCGTAATACTTATTAAATTTGAGTTTTTTCAAAATCTCTCTGACCTTTTGACGAGAAAGTGTCCTATAGTCGAGGATTCTCTCCTTTTTCAGTTCCGTGCAAATAGCCTCATACACTTCTTGAGGAATCTCAGTAGATTCTTTCGCTTGAAACTGGGCGAGCCATTCATTGAAATGGTTAATACGCTTATACGCGTAGTAGGAGACCTCTCTGGGAGGATCCTTATAACTGGGTTTATCAGAATCGATTAGGATAAACTGTTGAAATCCGCATTCAGTACATGTAAAAATGGCCTCATTTGCACTAAACACCATTTCTTTGTCGCATTCTGGACACTCTCCGTAAGAATCCGTCTCAGTCACTGCACTACTACGCGCATGTTCAGGATGCACTTTCTGTAGATACTGTTCGAGAAGTTTATCTCGGCTAAGAAGCGCCCCCTGGGTCTGAGGGGCATAGGTCGGTTCTGGTATACCTTCGGTGGCCGCAGCAGATTCTAAAGCAGCGAGCACGGAGCCCTGCTTGGCTTTTGCGGGGCGTCTAACAGCCGCTTCCGCCCCCTTTTGTATCTTTTCTTGAATTTCATAATACTCGTATAAGATATCACCAGTCTTAAGGAAATAATCAAACATTTCGGAGTTTCCTGTGCTACGTTCAATATCTTTCTGCTGCTCATTTCGCTGTTTACGCAGTTGTTCATGGCGTATTTCATCCTCGGTTGAAAACAATTCTTCGTCGAGTCGCTCGAGTCGTGTTTTGCTATCTGTTAAATCAGAACGATTACTCAATATACTTTGTACATGGTACTGATGGAGGCAATCTAGGGTCGTCCTTGATTCAGGATTACTACGTTTTGTTGGACGTATTTTGAAGAATGCATCCTTTGATAGCATTGTTCCTTCTCTTTGCTGAGAGAATACGTTTAGGCGTTCAGGATAGGGGCGGATATATTGTCAAAAAATCATCTCCCCGGCAGACCCGTTGTTAAGAGCCATTCTCAAAAGAATGTCTCCCGGCATCCCGTATTTTTTTCAGAAAATCCTGGATTTCCAAAATTTATTTCTGAAGAAGGGGTATAACAAATGACGGGTGGTGGTTTAATGCAGCTTGTGGCCTATGGCGCTCAGGATGTTTACCTGACGGGGAATCCCCAGATTACCTTCTTTAAGGTGGTGTACCGTCGCCACACGAACTTTGCCATGGAGTCCATTGAGAACCCCTTCAACGGCTCTCCTGGCTTCGGCAAGCGTGTGACCTGCACCATCCAGCGTAATGGTGACTTGATCCACCGCATGTACCTGCAGGCAACTCTGCCTGCGGTGACTCTCCAGGCCAGTGACGGCTCTGGTGCTCAGTTCCGCTGGCTCAACTGGGTGGGGCACAATCTTATCCGCTCCGTGGAGATTGAGATCGGTGGCCAGCGCATTGACAAGCACTATGGCAACTGGCTGCACATCTGGAATGAACTGTCCCAGGAGGCCGGGAAGCAGGCTGGCTATGCAAAGATGGTGGGCAATGTTCCCATGCTGACCAATCTGCTGATCCAGGGTGGCGAGCCTTGCGACGATGATTGCGCCGGCGGCGAGCCCAACATGTCCAATGAACTTCAGAACTGCGCGCCTGCGTACACTCTGTACATCCCTCTTCAGTTCTGGTTCTGCCGCAATCCTGGCCTGGCTCTGCCCCTGATTGCCCTGCAGTACCACGAGGTGCGTATCAATCTCGAGTTCAACGACCTCCGCAACCTCTGCTGGGACGTGACTCCCCAGAACACCAGCAACTACCACACGATCAGGGATCGCGTGGCGGCGGCGAATCTCCAGGCCGCGTCTCTGTACGTGGACTACATCTACCTGGACACGGATGAGCGCCGCAAGTTCGCCCAGGTGAGCCACGAGTACCTGATTGAGACTCTGCAGTTCACTGGTGCCGAGTCCATCACTTCTTCGGCCAACAAGCTGAAGTTGAACTTCAACCACCCTTGCAAGGAACTGGTGTGGGTTGTGCAGCGCGATTCCTTCGTGTCTTGCGACGACACCGTGGTGAACCCCTGGAAGGGTCAGCAGCCCTTCAACTTCTCCGACTGGTGGGACCGCTCTGTCATGGAGTCTGGCTACTCCGTCACTCGCGTGGAGGGCATGGCTGGCAGGAACCCTTGCGTTACTGCTCTGCTCCAGCTCAACGGCCACGACAGGTTCCAGGTGCGCGAGGGCCGCTATTTCAACGAGGTGCAGCCCTTCCAGCACCACACCAACGTGCCCGCCGTGGGCATCAACGTGTACTCCTTTGCCCTGCAGCCTGAGCAGCACCAGCCCAGCGGGACTTGCAACTTGTCCCGTATTGATAACACCACTCTGCTGCTGACTGTGTCCAACAACTCTGTGGGGACTGTGACTTCTTCTAGCGTGTACGTGTTTGCCACGAACTACAACGTGCTGAGGGTGATGAGCGGCATGGGTGGCCTTGCTTATTCCAATTAATAGACCAGTTCTATGTATTTTATTTTTGTGTTTAGTTGATTAAAATTAGCACATTAAAATCATATATAGGAAGTATACTACTTCTTATATACGATTGCCTTAGGACAATAAACTCTGCTTAAATAAAAGCCAAAATGAAAGATACTGCAAATACTTTCTTTATGCATTTTACGCATGCGCATGCGTATGCGTATAAAGAAAGTATATAAAGATAAAGAAAATCTTAACTACGCCGGGAAGAACGACGGGGATTTCTACTAGCCTTCCTTGCTTTACGAGTTCTACCTCTTCTGCCGCCCTGTAGACCTTTGAGAAAATAATCTTCAGGTACGTGTTTAGATCGGCGGTGAGCGATCAAGTCGTCGTAATTTTCCGTCTCATACTTGCACCCAGGAAATTTGCATTGGTGTTTATATGCTCTCATTCGGTTCGCGAAATTTGGGTCTGGCTCTACATCAGAGCCGCTCTTGTCCTTATGAATTACATCGATATGATTCACATAATCGCGAGAAGATTCCGTGGAAAAATCACAGTAAGGGCAATTTAACTTATGAATTTTCATGTGAATTAGTAAGGATGATTTAGTTTTCCCCACAAAATTACATGTTGGGCATGGCCAGTTAGTGGCGACTGCCGAGCCACTCCTTCTCTTGCGGCTGCCGGTACCTGACATTTCTCTATTAGGCATAGAGAATTTGAACCCAACGCTGCAATTCATTATATGACTGGATCACCGGAGATAGACGCGTAAAGTTCCCACCCCTAAATCTACAAAAAATATTCGTACGAACTATAAAATTATACAGATGTAAAAGATCGCTTCGAAAAATATTGATCTATTCCGGGGTGATGATACAGAAAAACGCAAGCAAAAAATATTGTGTAAAGAGTAGAAAAGTATAAATGGCCACTCCTTCTTCTAGTAGAGTGCTTCCTCCCACTTCTTCTAGTACAGTGCTTCCTCCCCCTTCTTCTAGTACAGTGCTTCCTCCCCCTTCTTCGCTTGGTAATGTGGTGGCTAGCAGTGTCTCCCCTGCTTCTCTTACCAGTGGCGTTCAATCCTTGCGCCCGCCCGGCTGGGATTTTCCAGCAAAAACGATCAAAGAACTACGGGAAATATTGGGAATCATACCAGTACCAACAAGGACTTATACTTTTAATAGTACTAACTTTAATAGTGTGGCAAAGATGGCACTACAAACCAATACTGATATAAGTAAAGCACTTGAAACAATATTTTCTTTATTACAGGCGAGGGATATGTTATTAGAACGCGAACAAGGCGCGGCTATTCGAAGACTACAACTGATGAATGCTCTTACTTCATTAGAAAATGACTTTAGAAGTTTTGAGGAAGAAGGAGGAGATGATTTTGTTTTTAATAATGCACAGGGCGGATACAAAAAGCGCGGTCGTAATACGAATAGACGCAAACGAGGTGGTCGGAAATAGATGCCTTATGTTTCCATCAAAATCTAGAAAAATATTCGCATGAACTATAAATATTCAATGTATCCCGGTACACTGATACAGAGTATCCCTGTACACTGATACAGAAAACATAAAACATAAAAAATATTGTATACTAATAGAAATTTAGATATGAGTGTGTCTGTGATCAACCCTCCTGGAATTACAAGGTTTGATGTTGTGTACACTGGAACTGCTCCAATAACTAATGCTCAGAAATCAGCATTGATAGACAAACTAAAGGATGTTGGTTCTAGAGTTACCACTTTAACCGAATCAGCATCTACTAAAGGCCCGCAGGCTGGAAAAACTGTAAAATTGTGGACGTTTAATGAACCTGTAACTGTTGCACAACTTAAGACTGCAGCGAATGCTATGAGTGGACCTAAGATTACATTTTCTGAAAATCCTACGATTGCCACACCACCCCCAGA